GGTTCCGGGGTCTCGAAGGACCAGGCGGCCAAGCAGCTGCTGGCCCAGCGCGTCCTCGCGCGCCGCCGGCTGCTGTACTTCACCCGCCAGACCCACCCCAGCTACAGCCCCGGGTGGGTGCACCACGACATCTGCATGCGGCTCGAGCGCTTCAGCGCCGCGGTGGCCGCCAAGAAATCCCCGCGGCTGATGCTCCTGGTCCCGCCACGCCACGGCAAGAGCGAGCTGGCCTCCATCCGCTTCCCGGCCTGGCACCTCGGGCAGTACCCGAACCACGAGATCATCAACGTCGGGTACAACCTCGACCTGCCGATGAAGTTCTCGCGCAAGGTCCGCGAGATCGTGCGGGACCCGCTCTACGCCAAGCTGTTCCCCGAGGCCGCGCTCGATCCCGACAGTTCGGCGGCCGAGGCGTGGAACATGACCAAGGGCGGTGGCTTCACCGCGGCCGGTGTCGGCGGTGGTATCACCGGTAAGGGCGCCCACATCCTGATCGTGGACGACCCGATCAAGAACCAGGAAGAAGCCGACAGCGTCGACGTCCGCGACAAGCTGGACGAGTGGTACCAGTCCACGGCCTACACCCGTCTGGCCCCCGGCGGCGGCGTGCTGGTCATCGAGACCTGGTGGAACGACGACGACCTGGCCGGCCGGCTCCAGCAACGCATGCGCCTGGACCCCACCGCCGACCAGTTCGAGGTCATCCGCTACCCGGCGCTGGCCGAGGCCTACGAGTGGCGCCACCGCGAGACCGGCCTGGTGCTCCGCACGCCCCACCCCGAGCTCCAGTACGACGACATCACCGGTTCGGCCGACCGCGCCCACGCCATGGGCCACGCGGCTGCGCCCGCGGTCGAGTACACCCCCGAGGAGTTCGAGCTCCTGCGCCAGCCCGGCGACGCGCTCCATGACGACCGCTACCCGCCCGACGCGCTCAAGCGCATCAAGGCCAACCTGCACCCGCGGGTCTGGTCGGCCCTGTACCAGCAGAACCCGGTGCCCGACGAGGGCATGTACTTCCAGAAGGACTACTTCCGCTACTCGCGGGCCTTCCCGGACATGCGCCACTGCCGGATCTACACGGCGTGGGACTTCGCGATCGGCGAGAAGCAGGTCAACGACTACACCGTGGGCGCGACCATCATGCAGGACGCGACCGACACCCTGTACGTGCTGGACGTGCACCGCATGAAGGGCGACAGCTTCGCCATCGTCGAGGCGATCCTCGACGTCCACGCCCGCTGGGGCCAGATCCCCCAGACCGACTACCTGCTCGGCTTCGAGGACGGCCAGATCTTCAAGGCCATCGAGCCGATGCTGCGCAAGCGCATGGCCGAGCGGGGGGCGTACCCGCCCTACGAGGTCATGAAGCCGCTGACCGACAAGCTCGCCCGCGCGCGCCCGCTCCAGGGCCGCATGCAGCAGGGCCGGGTGTACTTCCTGGAGGACGCGCCCTGGCGCCCCGCGGCGGAGCAGGAAATGCTACGCTTCCCGGCGGGAGCGCACGACGACGTGGTGGACGCCCTCTCCTGGGCGACACGGTTGTGCATGGGGAAGGCGCCGCCTTCGGGACCTGGGGAGGTCAAGACGGCGTCCTGGCGGGACAAGCTCGACGCGTTGACCATGACCGGATCGCACATGGCGGCGTGACAGCGGGGGTGGGGGGATGGCAGGGGAGAAGACCAGGGTCACCGTGGAAGTCCTGCTCGAGTGTGGCTGTTGGGTCGAGAAGACCCTGGCCAGCACCGGCGGCATCGGGGCGATCGGCAAGACCCTCCAGCTCGTCACCGACATGCTCCCGCACCACCTCGACCGGGTCGAGGTGGCGCACAAGTGCGACCTGGTGACCGAAGACAATCCGAACGGGGACTCCCGGGGGAACTGATGAACCAGATCAAGCTGCGCCTGGAGATGCATCTCGAGGCCGGTGACCTTGTATCCCCGGGCGACGCCCTGGCGCTGGCCCTCCAGGGCCTGGCCGGCCAGTGGGAAGCCATGGAGACCTCCCCCACCCACGCGGTGGTCGAGGTCCCCCGCGGCCGCGCCGCCTACGTCGCCGAGGTGAGCTACGGCCGCCGCCCGGCCAAGGTCGAGGAGCCCGACGATGGCAACTGACCGCGCCACGGTCCTCGACACCTGGCACCGGTACGCGTACCTGCGCGACAACGGCCACTTCGACTTCATGAAGAAGGCCGCCAAGTGCGAGGACTTCTTCGCCGGCAACCAGTGGGACGCCACCGACCTGGCCCTGTTGAAGGCCTACCGCCGCCCGGCGCTGACCATCAACAAGATCATCAGCACCGTCTCGAACGTGCTGGGTGAGCAGATCTACAACCGCTCCGAGATCAACTTCCGGCCGCGCAACGAGGGTGCTACCAGCGAGGTGGCCGACGCGTTGACCAAGGTCTTCATGCAGATCTCGGACAACAACCAGCTGCCCTGGGTCCGCTCCGACGTCTTCGCCGACGGCATCATCACCAGCCGCGGGTTCTATGACGTGCGTCTCGATTTCAGCGACGCGCTCCGCGGCGAGGTCCGGATCGCCCAGCTCAACCCCCGCAACGTGCTGATCGACTCCGACGCCGACAGCTACGACCCCGAGGGCTGGTCCGACGTGGTCACCACCAAGTGGCTGACCGGCGACGACATCGAGTTGCTGTACTCCAAGGAGGCCGCCGACCAGCTCCGCTCGCGCGCGGCCGCCTCCGACACCTACGGCTATGACGCCTTCGACGACCACGTCGACAAGTTCGGCAGCAACTACTCGATCGGCTTCAGCGGCCTGTCGAGCAGCATGGCCACCCAGGCCCTGCGCAACATCCGCGTGATCGAGCGCCAGTGGCGCAAGCTGGACAAGGTTGAGCACTTCGTCGACATCGCCACCGGCGACATGCGCCAGGTGCCGTCCGAGATGCTCAAGGACCGCAACCTGATGGCCCACTACCTCCAGACCCACCCGCTGGAGACCGTGACCAAGAAGCTGATCCGGCGCGTGCGCTGGACCGTGGTCGCCGGCGACGTGGTCCTGCACGACGACTGGAGCCCGTACAAGTGCTTCACCGTGGTGCCGTTCTTCCCGCTGTTCCGCCGCGGCCGCACCCTCGGCCTGGTCGAGAACCTGCTCGGCCCGCAGGAGCTGCTGAACAAGGTCTCGAGCCAGGAGCTGCACGTGGTCAACACCACGGCCAACTCCGGCTGGAAGGTGAAGACCGCCTCGCTCAAGAACATGTCGATCGCCGAGCTCGAGCAGCGCGGCGCCCAGACCGGTCTGGTGTTGGAGCTGGAGGACCTGGACGCGGCCGAGAAGATCACCCCGAACCAGATCCCTTCGGGCCTGGACCGGATCTCGTACAAGGCCGAAGAGCACATCAAGACCATCTCCGGCGTGTCGGACTACCAGACCGGCTTCGCCCGCGAGGACGTCTCGGCCAAGGCACTGAAGGCCAACCAGTCGTCTGGCTCGGCCAACCTGGCCAAGGTCCTGGACAACCTCAACCGCTCGGATTTCCTGCTCGCGCGTACCGTCCTGGGCATGGTCCAAGGCCACTACACCGAGCAGCGCCTGATCCGCATCACGACCGACAAGCTGACCAACGCGGTCGAGGACGTGATGGTCAACCAGCCCACGCCCGAGGGCGAGATCCTCAACAACCTCCAGCTGGGCGAGTACGAGATCGTCGTGACCTCGAGCCCCGAGCGCGACACGTTCGAGGACAGCCAGTTCGACCAGGCGGTGCGTCTGCGCATCGAGGCCGGCGTGGCCATCCCGGACAAGCACATCATCATGGCCTCGCGCCTGCGCGACAAGGCGGCCATCGTCAAGGACATGGAGGGCGACCAGACCTCGCCGGAGGCCCAGGAGGCCCGCGAGCTCGAGCGCCGCGCCAAGCTGGCCGAGGTCGTCGGGCTCGAGGCCGACGCCCAGGCCAAGGCCGCCGACGCCCAGCTCAAGGTCGCCAAGACCGGCCGCGAGCAGGCCATGACCCAGACCGAGCTCAACGGCGGTGACGGCGAGATGCAGATGGCCGCCGAGATCCGCAAGATGGAGATGGAGCTGGCCATGGACCGCCAGAAGATGGAGGCGGACATCCAGCTGCAGCGCGAGAAGCTGGCCGCGGAGCTGGAGCTCAAGCGCGCCCAGATGCAGGCCGACATCGAGATCAAGCGCGAGCAGTCGCGCACCCAGCAGGCCGTGGCCCTCGCCACGGCCAAGAACCAGCAGCAGCAGAACCCCAACGGAGCCAAGAATGAATCATCTCAGCCTGCATGACGACCCGGCCGACGACCAGGCCTCTGCTGACGCCGCTGCCGCGGCGGCGGAGGAAGCTGCTGCGCGCGCCCGCGGTGACCTGATCGACGAGCCGGCCAAGGAAGAGCCGAAGAAGGAAGAGCCGGCCAAGGACGAGCCGGTGGCCAAGACCGCCGACCAGGAGGCCGAGGAAGAGGAGGAGTCCGAGGCGGAGCGCGCCGAGCGCGAGGCCGAGGAGGCCGAGGCGGAGAAGAACCGCCGCAAGCGCATCCCGCTGACCCGCCACGAGGAGATCCTCGCCAAGGCCCGCCAGCGCGAGGAGGCCCTCCAGGCCCGCATCGCCGAGCTGGAGAAGAAGGACCAGCCGGCCAAGAAGGACGTCCTGGGGGAGATGAAGTCCCAGATCGACGAGCTGCAGGACAAGTACGAGTCCGCGGTCTTCGAGGGCGAGAAGGACAAGGCCAAGGAGATCCGCAAGCAGCTCGACGCCCTGCGCGAGCAGTACACCGACACCAAGGTGGCCGCGGTGGGCAACGCCGCGCGCGCCCAGACCATCGAGCAGCTGAAGTACGACGCCGCCCTGGCCAAGGTCGAGGCCGACTACCCGGCGCTCAACCCGGACAACCCGGACGCCTTCGACGAGGCCAAGTCGGACGAGGTCGCTGAGCTGATGACCCTGTTCGCCCGCAACGGCCTGACCCGCCAGGCGGCCCTGGAGAAGGCGGTCAAGTACGTCATGGGCTCGCCGGCCGTCCGCAAGGAGGCCGCCAAGGACGACGCGGCCGAGACCCTGCGCCAGAAGCGCAAGCAGGAGGCCCGCAAGGCCGCGGCCGAGGCCTCCAAGCGCCAGCCGCCCAACAGCCAGGCGACCGGGGCCGACAACGACAAGGCCGGCGGCAAGCACGAGAAGGGTGTCGACATCATGAAGCTCTCCCAGGAGGCCTTCGCCAAGCTCGACGAGAAGACCCTGGCCGAGATGCGCGGCGACATCCTGGCCTA